CTGCAACTGCCAGGAAGTATGACCAGTACGGTGAAAATGCGATCATTCTGTATCGCAAACCGGCTCCTAGCTGCGAAAGTGGGTTCTACTATGATACCCATTACGCAGTTGGTGCTCGGATCACGTCTGGCTATTACCCGACTGTGGACAGCGTGACGCCAGTCCGGCTTAAAATCCGGGGTGACGTCGTCAGCATGGCTCAGTACGTCGGCGAGTTCAGGGAGACCGTTGGCTTCTTCGAGAATATCCTCAAACACACCGGTCGTGCGGTTAAGCACCTCCGGCGAGGACGGTTCAAGAAGGCGTGGATGTCTGCAAAGAGATCCATGTGCAATGGCCCAACCTGTAACTTAGGCAGTTTAAGCGCGGCTTTCCTAACAGCGCGTTGGGGTATTAACCCCCTGCTACAAGATTTGGATACGCTCCTTCACAATCAGGAGCCTCTGAATCCCATAGTTAAACTGTCTGCTACCGACGAACGAGAGCTTCACTTCTCCCAGACAGGCAGTGGCGGTAGAGCCACACAGTGGACTAAGCGGAATCGGTATCTGTCGCGAGACAGGACCGTAGCTTATGTCCGTCTGCGCCACGATTGGCGTGCCTGGACGGCCGGTAACCCTCTTGAAGCAATTTGGGAGGGCGTACCGTTCTCATGGCTAGTAGACTACTTCTTTTCTGTTGGTGATTACCTCCAGAGCATCGATGCCCTAAATGGGGTTGATGTAGTAGCTGCTACGACGACGTCTAAGCGGGAGATCCGCGGCGTTGTCGAGATAGAGCAACTCACAGGAAGTACTTTGTATTCCGGTGAACTCTTTCAGCCTGGTGTGTGTTACTGGCGGGAGAACAGGCGCCTTTTAAGCACCTTACCCTACCAGTTCACTCCTCGGTGGGAACCGAGTCCTAGTATCGGGAGAGTGTTTAACGCTCTAGCGGTATTAGATCAACTACGGCGAAGCCGATGATCCAATGATCGTTCCATCCTGGGAAGCCCCCCATGCTTCGGGTGTCTTTCCATAACAACATACCATAGGAGAAATTCCATGGCAGAAGCAAGTCAAATCGTCCTGTCCAATGGGGCGTATCGCTCATTCGACTACGAGCCCTTCGGGGCCGGTGTCGCGTTCCAGACTTACAATCCTGTGCAGCGTCTCGCTGACGGGATCGTCTGGATGGGCGATTCGGTGCTAGGTGCGGTCGCCAACGAAATGCCGGCGGCGGCTGAGCGTCTCGTTATTCAGCATAATCGTGGGCAATCCAACGCCACGAAGCGGAATAACAGGCTCTCCGTTCGGATCCCAATCGTCCGTGAGGTCGATGGCGTGTCGGTGGTGTACGACGAATACTCGTTCTTCGCCAATACGCGGTCCCCTCTCGATCTGACCAAGACCGAACGGGTTCGCCTGGCTCGCACGGTAAACGCTCTCTTTAACGCCCAGCTTATCGAAGATATGCTGGAGTCGGATGTCCATCCCTGGTAAGGGCGGACCCGACTAATGGCATTCGCCATTGACGTTGCTGAGCTCATCGGCCTAGTCCTGTTCCTCCTTATGGCTATCCATGTCGTGAGGATTTGCAGGTCCAAGGTCGGTGAGAACACGTTAATCCGTGCAATCTGCAAGAGGATTCAAAATGTTACCCTCTACAGAGGCCAGTGGACGCAGTCGCCGGAAGTTCCGGGACCGCCCAAAGCCACCATTGGGTCAAAAGACTCGACCCAAGAGCCGGAAAAGTAAAACCGGCTCAAAAGGGGCTATGGCTCTCGCCACCCCATCCCCTTGGCAACTCGAAGTTGCCTCGGCGTCGAAAGTTCTTGAGGCTTTAGGTACACCCGTCTCCTTGGGTGTGTATCTTCGTCTCAAGTATGCCCCCATCGATACGTCGCTCTACAAGGAGCTATCCCAGCTCCGCGTGGAAGGCAAGGACTACACTTCAAGGGACATCGGCAAGTTCGCCGATGACTACCAAGCGGTGTCACTCTTGCGTAAGTCTCCGCATCTACCCACCGGGGTGGATAAAGAGGCGGCGGCTATCGAGACGTTCTTTGACTGTGAGGAAACTTGCAGGCAAACGAACGTCCGCCTTCACCACCAGCTGAGCGTCGGCTTGATGCCCGACTGGTGGAAGCGTTTCGTCCGGAACATCCGGATGATCATGGGGCCTCTTGGAAAGCCTGAACTGTCACGGATAGAGGAGCTTATGTGCTTCTCGTCCGGGACGAATGTAGGGCTTGACAAGACGTTTACGACGCGTAACGGGAAGTCGTATTATTCCCTGAGTGATAAACTCAGGAGTAAACCGACCCTTACTAGTGACCTCTTTGCGTTCCGTTCGGCGTTCGCAGGGCTCCTCCATGGGCCTTGCACTATAGCCGAAGCAGAGAGGTTCACCAGTGTTGCGAAAGACTCTACCAAGAACCGGGGGATCGCTCCCCAGGCCATTGGTAACTCGTTCGTCCAGAACGGGATTGGGCGCTTCCTCGCGGAGCGCCTTCTAGTCTTCGGCATCGACATACGTGATCAGTCGTTCAACCAGACTCTGGCGAGAATGGCTTATCAACTGGGTCTATGCACTACCGATCTGACGTCCGCGTCGGATCTAATCTGTAGGGAACTGGTCAGGAGTGGCGCCGACTGGCGCTGGTACAAGCTCCTTGACCTTGCCCGTCACAAGTATTGTGACGTCCCGACAGATGCTGGTGTCGTCCGGGTGAGGCTGGAGAGATTCTGCTCGATGGGGAATGGTTTCACCTTCCCCCTCGAAACGATAATCTTCATCTCCTTGCTCTGGGCGATTATTCCAGCGTGCGATCGTGTATGCGTAAATGCATACGGCGATGACCTTGTCTTTCCGGCTAACTACCGGTCTGACGTATGGGATGCACTTGGATTCCTTGGTTTCCAAGTCAACGAGAAGAAGTCCTTCTGGCAAGGGGGCTTCTTCGAAAGCTGCGGCCATGACTATTTCTATGGCCAAAACGTACGTCCTTTCTTCTTCACTCGTGACGAGGAAGGGGCAGTCCCCTACGCCCTGACTCTAGCCAATAAGGTCAGGATTTACGCTAAGCGTAGAGGGATCCTTGGGTGCTGTGATAGGAGATTCCACCACGTGTGGAACTACCTCCGTAGCAGCATACCCCCCGGTTGGGATAATCCCGTTCCCCCGCAGTTTGGGGATTTAGGGTTAATCTCACCGAGACCCGGTAACCTGAGGAGAAACGCCGACGGTAGTGTGCCCGTGAGGGTAACTTACCGAACGTCTCGCCTACGGAAGGTTAGGGACATGGCGGGTCTAATGTACGTCATAGCAGCTTCAGCGGGGCGCCAGGCTCCAGAATGGCCCTCTCCTGAAATGGAAGAGACCCTGGATGATCTACGAGATTTCCTCGTAGAGCTTGGTGCTATCCCGGAACAGATGGGGGATCCTATTCCTCGTCTGTACGGGCGTCCGCTGACCAAGGACGTTTCCACGTGTATGTGGGAACGTGGGTGGGAATGGCTATAACCCACCCGTGGGTCGCCTTAGCCACAATCTAGTGGCCGAGGTTTGCCTCTCTCCTTGAGGGGCTG